GCTATAAGAGTCGCTGTAATTTGTGTATCAGCATCAAATCTATCAGCTTCATCTAAAGCGCCGTTAGCTATAGAAGAAGTTTCTCCTAAAGTTTTAACGTCAGTATTAGCTATAAAATATGCAGCTGTTCCTGTTTTTCCAACTGAAACAGTTGCTGTAGTACCTTGGTCACTTGCTATTGCAACTCTAATTGTAGTTGTAAGTAGTTGTGAGTTTTTTGGTATTACACCTACGTTGTAAGTAGTTGTTCCAGCTGCTACTGCTGCATCAATCATAATTGATTGAGACATTACAACTTGACCAACGTTTGCAACGTTATCACCAAGTGTTGTGCCTGTAGTGTTTGAAATCGTTCCCGCTCTTATTGGTCCCGAAAATGTTGTGTTTGCCATATTATATTCCTCCTAGAATATGTAAATATAGTCCTCTAGGGCTGTCGACTATACGCGTCTATATTTACTTGTTTGTTATTAATGTATAGTGGCTAAAATATATATGATTTTTATATAGAGTGCAAGAGATTGCGTAGTGAATGTGCGTATTTCAACGATGTAGCTTTTATTTACGTAGCTACAGAAACTTGAGGAATACAATCCTCTATTTTATTTAACTGATGAGCTTCTTCAGCTTCGGCCATTTTTATAGTGTTAATGACCTGTCTTATTTTATGGTCTATCTGAACCATATTGAGAGTATATCTACCCTCTTTAAGATGCTCCTGCTCCCAGTTCAACTCCAATGACCTCTTCTGTTTGTAAAGGTCTTGTAATTGTTGCATCGTTAACCTCCTCATAGGTTATCCATTTTTTTAACGAACTGGTATATCCGTCTTTTTCCCATTTTACACCTTTTTCTCCTATCTTGTCAACTATTGAATTTTCAATGGCTATTGGATCGTCCTCACACACAATCTGAAATCGCGCATGATAACCGTATGCTCTAATATTGACTAGGAAGTTTTTCATAATTTCTACTTTCTTATACCATAAAAAAAAGGGGCCCGAAAGCCCCTTTTTAATTATTAATCTTAAGTACTATACTGCGTCAGAACCAAAGATACCTCTTGGATCAGAGAATCCAAAAACATATCTTTCTCTCGCTTTGTATCTTACGTTTCCTGTGTCAAAGTCACCTTCCATTGAAGTTTTGATAGGTGATCTAACAAAGTGTTTAAGACCATTAGGTACATCTGTTTTAAGAAACCATTTTTTGTTAGATGTTAAGTAGTGGTTCACTGTGTATCCTTGAGGAACCATTCCCATATTTCTAACAGCATTGATGTCATTATCAGCTGTGCCTGTTCTACCTTGAGACGCCATTAGTCTGTCAGCAGTAAATTGTAGAGCTGAAGGAATTACTAATTTCATTCCTCTAGATGCAATTTTTAGGCCTCTTTCATCAGTAAACGCAGCGATGTCGATTAACGCTTGTTCTAATGAAGTTTCGTTAAGATCAGCAGGAGTAGCTAACTCGTTAGAGAAGCTTCCAGCTAATGTAGGATGATCTGTAGCACAAAGTGCTTTTCCATCACCACCAGCATATGTTGCACTAAATGCATTATTTAGTACAGCTGCTGCTTTAACTTGCTTTGTGTTTGCCATAGATCTTGCTAACGCTTTTGTATATCTAGACGCAAGTCTGTCATACAAGTTATCTTCGATAGCTTCTTCTGTGATTGCAAACGCTAAAGCGATTGTTTCGTTAGTGTAACGAGCCGTGAAAGTTTCTTGAGCATCATCAAATGTTACTCCTTGTCCTTCCGGTTTAACAGCTGCATTTCCGAATCCTGATAACATTACTTCCTCTTCGAAAGCTCTGTCTGAAGTTTCAGTATCAAAAATTTCTGCTGCTTCGTTTACGTATTGTTTGTACTCCAAGCCGAATAGTGCATTCAAACCTGGCTCTAGTTCTTTAACTAGCTGTGCTCTTGATATAGCCATATTTATTTATCTCCTATTCGCTATTAGTTGTACAACGCTGATGATTTAGCAATAGTAACGATTATGTTAGCACCTGCCGCAGTTAAATCATTATTTTCTGGGTCATTTGCTGATCGTACTAATGTAAACATAGCCGTTGTTGCTGCAGAACCAACATCTAAAGTAGTGATCGATTGACCATCTTTATTGTCAGCTGCAGTATAGTTGTTTACGTTCATTTGACTCTTCGAACCAAG